CAGTCTCTTCCATTTGATGCTGAGTCTTTATTTCTGCTAATTTACCTTGTTCATAACCTAATTGAGAGATAGCCGTTAAAGCTTCTACTTCTGCTTTAGAATCTTCGTTAGTTCTTGCTGCTGCAAGTTTTGCTTGCGCCGCTGCAAGAGAAGAAGAAATTCTGCCTTCCATTTCTGTGGCATAATTTTTATCTAAAGATTTAGCAGTAGTTTCATACTGATCTCTTTCTTGTTTGATACTTTGAGCATAACGTAAAGCTTCTTCTTTTTGTCTTTCAGCTTCACGCATTTTCTTAGTGAGTTTAGCTATTCTTTTTTTGACTCCTTCAGAATACTCTTCAACTGCTTGACTGTTGTCTTGTTGTTTATCACTTTTTTTCTCATCAGAGCTCTTCTCAACAGTTCCGCCCTCGGCACTTGCTTCCCGATCATTAGGCTGCTCGACAGGTTTCTCAGTTGTGTCAGCGGGCTCATTATCGTACGTAACATTTGCTTCATTTTTGTTTTCCTCTTTTTCGTAAGTCTTATCTGCTTCTTTTTCTACTTCTGGTAATTCTACTTTTGCACCCGGTCCGGATGTATCTAAATCGACCATTGGCTCATTAGATATTTTTTCTTCTTTGTCTGGCATAGTTTTTCTCCTCTATGATTAAAATTCGTGGAATATATCTTCGGGGTTTTCCACGGTCGCTAAAACTTCATCATCATTGAGAAGTCTTATCTCACCCCCATCTATTTTAATTCGTGATCCGGCGTATCTTGCAAAGACAATCCAATCACCTTTCTTGGCCCAAGGACCTTCTGGGAAACGTTCTTTATCATAGCAGTGTGGTCCCATGTCCAAAATTAAACCGCAAGTCGATGCTACTTGTGATCTTTCTACTGTGTCGTCTGCTAATATTATTCCGCCTTTAGTTTTTTCTTTTTGTTTAAAAGGTAAAACTAAAATTCTCCAACCCGTAGGTTTAGGAAGTTTTGCTTTATCTTTTTTATCTTTTTTTTCGGTAGGTTGAACACCTACTAAAGTTTTATTTGGTAACTCAATTTTCGGTTTTTGAGTTGATGTTGATAACGGTTCCTTCATTGTCTTTTTGCTCCTTTTTGTTTAGCAGGCTGGATATTTCCTGACTTAAATATTGATACGTTCGTATCTGTCCTAACATATACTGATATTTCTCCATATTGTCAACACCACCGGATGCCATAGCCGATACAACATCGTCGTGTCTCATTTTTATGATTCTTTTTATCTTGTCTATAAATGTCATTTCATCCATTATTTCTTTTTCCTTTTCTTTACTATTTTGCTACCATATTTTTTACTCCATTTCTTTGCAATGGTAGGTTTTTTTGCAAACAAATACTTTCGTTGTTTTTCAGATCTAAAGGGCAAGTTTTGGCTCCTTAAAATCTTCTATTACTTTTAACTTTTCTTGTGCATCTGCAATTTTTTGAAACTGCTTATCTATTTCTTCTATGTGTTGTGGGTGCTCACCAATACCTACAGAATTTTCTAAGTATATCTTTATCGTAGCATCAGCTTCTGAAATCTGTGCCGTGTATCTATCTTCTAACGCATCTAAAATTGCTTTCTTCACGTTTTAATTTTAACTTTCGTCTAATACTAATTTACAGTCTCCACAGTATTTTACTTTTTTAGAAACACTGTTTGTGTGTGCACAAATAATTTTTGAACCAAAAATTTTCTGTAATAATCTTTTAATCATTATCTATTGATTTTACCAGACTTCTTAGCTTTAGAACCAAACTTGCCATAAGACTCATTAGCTGAAGCTCTTAATTGTTTTTTAGTTCTTTTTTTTCTGATTCTCATAGCAATAGATTCATCTTTTCTATCTTTGTAACCTTGTTTCTTCTTTTTAACTCGGCCACCTTTTTTATACATAGCACCACCTTCCATGCCCATGTCTGATGGATAATAACCAGATCTCATATCTTTTCTCATCATTCCACCACCCATAGCTTTTGTTCTAGGTTGCGCTGTTTGTTTATTAAATCTTGGATTTGACATATTATTTTTTCCCCTTCATGGCTCTTCCGAAACCACGTTTAGCTTTTCCTGTTCCTCTTACTCTTCCGCCTTTTTTATATGCAGGCATATAATTAGCATCCCAATTGTCCCATCTAGGACTTGCAAGAACACTTTGACGTGGTGCTTTAACTCCAACTCCACCTGTCATAATTGGGTCATCATAACCACCACCAGTGTAAGCTCTGTCAGTAGTCATTAATCTTTTTGCAAGAGCACTTCTATCTCCGCTAAGACTTGCTCCACCTGCTGCTCCGGATTTTAAAAATCCTGAACCAGGTTTTTTACGTAAAGCTGCTGCACCTAAACCAGCGATTAGTAATGGTGCTGCTTTTTTTAAGAATTTTTTAAATTTACTTTTTTTCTTCTTAGCCATAATGCTATCCTTATATTTAAATTGTTAATTAATGTCCACTTTATTTTTTACCGTTTCTGAATATCTGTGTGCCTTTTATACCAAAAATACTGGCGCAGACAAGAATCCATAAATTTGTAAACCAGCTCGGAAGTGCCTGGAAATGCTCAAAGAATACTTTTATCTTGTCCATGGCTGCCGGATCGTCTGACCAGACCCCATATGCAAGCACCAAAATTGGGAGTGTGAGAATACAAAGTACGACCTCGTCCTTAATATCTGTTTGACGTGCTTCTAAGAGTTTTCCCTGGTAAGCTTCCTCACCACGAGCTTGTCGTTCTGCATGTAATACCTGTGCATCAGACATTGCGATTTTTGCCTTCTGCTTGTTAGCATAAATTTTACTACCTGCATTTACAGCTAGTTTAATTGCACTTAACCACATATTACCACCAGCTGACTTTAGACTTTTTCGAAGCTAGCATTCTCTTTTGTCCGCCAACTTTGTTTACAGTTGGTTGACCAAGAGGCATTTTAACTTCTACTTCTTTTGCATAACCATCGCTATTGATATTGAATGTATTTGACATATCCGCTTTAGGCGTTTCAGATACAACTTTACCAATATACTTAGGGTTATTTTTTGTCCAAAATGTTTTTCCTTTTCCCATATTTTTCTCCTGTTAGTTTCTTATACTATCTTTTAGGACCTTTCAAGATCCTTACGTCTTCTTGTTTCATCATGTCATTGATCAATTTAGCATCTTGTGACATGGCCTGTTTTTGTATTGATGTATCGGCTCTTAAGTGAGCTAATTCTTCGTTTTGTTCTAGTTTTTCGTCAAACTGCTCTTGACCCATTAATTGCTTAGATCTATCTAAATTAATCTTCTGTTCTGCCTGTTCACGTTTTGCAGAGTCATCCATAGCTCTTAAATCAAGTTCTCTTGCCTTTAATTTAGCAATTGGGTCGTTTCCAAACTCACCCATAATTTTATTTTCTTCATTTTTGAATTCTTCAGTCAATTCTGCAATTAATTTAGCTTTTCTAGACTCTAAACTCATAGACATTTGCATAATCTGTTGTTGAAACTGCGGATTCTGCTGCATTTGAGGATTTTGTTGTGCTATTTGTTGCATTTGCATCAATTTTTGTATCTCTTCTCTAAATTCTACCTCTAATTGCTCTTGTGCCATTATAGAAATGTGTTCAAAAATGTTTTTTTCTAATGCAGCCATAACTGGAGGAGAATTTCGTGCAATATTGGTCGCCATAAAGTTTAAATGGGTTGTAATATGCGCTTGATGGTCCTGTCCTTTAAAAGCTTGGAAAGGTTTGCTACCCATTGCAAGAATATTTTCTGTTGCAGGGTCCATTGGTTGTGGTTGTTTCGGTGGTGGTAAAATTTTATCGATATTTTTTACACCAATCGCTGTGTACATAGCATGATACGCTTCGTATAAGTTATGCATTTGCGGATTCGACTGTGCAAGTTGTAATTCTGTTTGTGCTAAACTAATTCTTTGTGATTGAGAAAAAATATTTGGATCTGCAACTGGAATAATATCTACTTTATCATCAAAATCTTGTACTTTAATATTTCTTTGTCCACCTACTACATCATAAGGATACTCTTGAGGTAAATAAGTTTTATATACACCCGCTAATAATTTAAATTCGCTCTTCATCGCCACATACAATCTTTTGTGTATGGCTGACATGACTCTGGAACCACGTTCTAAGAGAGCAATGGTCGTTCCAACAGCGGCCTGTTGGTTGCCGTCCCCGACCTGCATGTCAGCTATGGCGGCAAATCGTTGCCCTGCCTGTACCACTATCCCCATCAACTGTAATAAAGTTGGTGAAGGTTCTTTAAATGGTAATGGCATAAACGCATCCTTAATACTTCCTCCAGGTGCATCTACATCTCTGAATTCTCCAGGCTGAATTGCCTGCGCTTCGTCTCTTACTCGTATTCCTCGTTGTTTAAATCCTGCTGGTAAATTACTTAATGTACCCGCGTCTAGTAGTTGTCTTAGTGCAGTAGTTGCCGTTCTAGACAAACCACCGATCATATGAATTAATCCAAAACCATAAAAGCCCATGCCCGGTAAAAATTTAAAATGAACAAAATAATCTATTTTAGATTTTGTTGGATCTTCAGCTTGGAAGTTTCTTCTAATTGATAATATCTGTCTGCTTCCCATTTCAAGAGTTACAATGTATGGAAGTTTAATTCCTGTTGGTTCTCCTCCTGAGTCTTTGTCTTCAAAACCTTCTAAGTCTAAGTCGGTATGAATTTCTAAAATTGTAAAAATATCTTCGTCTCTGGTTTTTTTAATTCCTTCAAGTTCTCTTTCTTTTTTTTCTACTTCTGTTTCTTCATTGTATCCTGGCGTCAATTCAATGTCTTGATAAAAACCTGACACTTGTTTTTTTCTAACATCGTTCTCCGACATCTTAATTACATGAATAACAGACTCTGCATCTTCTAAAGAAGTTGCAGTGTAGGGTACAACTAAATCATCAGCCGGTACAAATTTAGACACGGCTCTGCCAAGTAGTTCATCGTAATAAACTTTCTTGAACGCAGAGCCGGCAAGAGGGAGATAAAAAAGCATTTGATCGAACTCGGGTTCATACTCCTTCATCACATCCATGAGCTGATAGTTCATGAATTCTTTAACTCTGTTTGATTGTTCTTCTCTGGCTCTATCTGCTAGTCCAACTATTCGTGTATGTACTGGACCATTGGCCGGTAACAATTCTTTGTAAGCTTGCGCTTGAAATTGTGTAACTGCTTCTGCAAGAACAGGATGCGTTGCACCACTTGCTCCTTGAAAGGGTTGAGTTGGATTTTCATATTTAAATCCTAAAAGATCTAAACCTTTTGTGTAACTATCTTCCCAATCTTTTCTTGAAGACTTGTATTGATTATAATTTGCTACTAATTCAGAACCTAGCTTACCTAAAATTTCTTCTGGTAATAATTCTGCTAAGTTATCGAAATGAGATTCGCCACCACCTGCATTAACTGCTTCTGGATCAAAATTAATTGTTGCACTACCATCTTCTTCTCGAGTTACTTGAACATCATCTGGTCCAACTTGCTCTTCAATAGTTTCTTGTTGAGCAACGGCTACTTCTTCTTCGCCAGGTAATTTAATTTCAGTCTCTACGTTTGGTAGGGCTTTGTCTATATCTGCCATTTATATTCTCCGAGTTCCTTATGTTTGTAGCTTGTTTTTCTTGAATATTCAACCCTTGTGAGTCGGGTCCTTTAAGTGGTGGAATTTCTTTCCATTTGACATGTTGCATATTTACCACAAGAGTTTTATTTTTCACTGAAAAACCCTCTCTTGTTTCTGTAATCATCATATGTTTCATAACCGCTAATACCTAGTGATAATGCTAGACCGGGTAAACCAAATCTACGTGAAACTGTTTTTAATGTACGTGGACTAATTCCAAGTCTCATTGCTTTTGCCATTGGAGTGCTCAATCCTTTTGTAGCAAATCTAGTGGCAGGATCAGCAAATGCAGCACCCATATAATTAAATGGATTAGTTGCAATCTCCCCCAATGAATCTCCTTGTTGTACTTGACCGGCTAAAAATAATGGCTCAGTTGCAAGTAAACCAGCTGGTGTACCTAAAGAAGTTAAACCTCTTCCTAAAGTTTTTAATGCTGTCTTTGTAATTCCAGATTTATTTGCACCCAACGCCCCTTTTCTCGCTGCTTCAATTGTAGAAGGTGCGACTGCTGCTGTACCGGCTGCAGCGGTAGCTCCTATTGCTGGAAGTTGCCAGTCTAATATTGCGGGATTTTCTTGTGGTGTGTTATCTAACGATCCTGTTACCATGTCGATCAACATATTTTTTTGTTGTTCTTCGTTTGATAAATAAGTTGATGGATCGTCGTTCATAAATTTTTTAACAGCACCTGCTGCTAATGCTCCACCTGCTGCAATCGCTCCGTACTTACCAGCTCCTCGTAAAAATTTTGATGCAAAACTTGTTTTTGAAGACATGTTTATAAAATCTGTGTCATCTAAATTTTGAGCAGCATCAATCGCTGCACTACAAACATTGCTACCTTTAGCAAGTTTTACTCTACCTCCGGCTGCAAGTTTACCTCTACAAGCGTCAGCTAATTCTGTAATTCTATTAAATTGATTTATTTTTGCTTCTGGTGTGTTTTCATAATTAATTAAACCACCTTTAAACATTTCTTTGATCCTGTCAGAAATTTCATAGACCTGTTCTTTTTTTAAATTCTTTTTAGTATTTAAAAGTCTGTCTATAAACACTTCATTACCTGCAGACTCTAAAGCTTTCATTGCTCTTGGGTCTCCAGCATCATAAGCAGATCTTATTTCTTTAAAACTCATATCTCTAAATTCAGGATCCATTGCCATACCAACATTATATTTTGGATTTGATCCTGGAGGTGCTCCTTTCATAAATTCAAAAGTTTTAGTATCAATTGGTCTTGCTGTAATTAAACCATCTGTTGCTCTACCAATTTGTTCTGCTTCTAAATTAAGAAGTTCTAAATAATCTTTTATTGGAACCTTGCCTGAAGTTTTTCCAAATGTTCTTTCTAAAGCATTATTAAATCTTGTTTGATCAATAGAATTTTTATTAGTGCTAATTGTATACATACCACTTTTATTATTTTTAAACCTGTCGGCAGTTTCTTTCATATGTTTTTCTAAAGTGTCTCTTAATACTTCAGTGTCTTGTTGTTGAAATCCAAATGCTTCATTAACTATTTTAGGTAAGAAGCCAACGTTCCCAGGTGCACCAAACTCTGCAACTTTTGCAGTCAGGTGTCCTTTTTGAATACTTTTTTCTCCTTTCTTACCAAATATAGTTATCATATTAGGTGTATCTAATTTACCAGACAAAGCACCTTCAATAGAAGGATGAGAA